GATAAAATGTATTGGTATGATTCAAAGATATTTGATTTGATTTCAAATGGTATGAGTATTTCTGAATTATCAAAAAAATCAGGAATTAGTTATTATTCGTTATATAATAGCTACAAGAATGTAAAAAATATAATTAAAGATAATATAGAATGGGATTAGGAGATTTAATAGAAAAGATTACAACATATACAGGTATTAAATGGATAGTAAAAAAAATATGGGGACAGGATTGTGGATGTGATAAACGAAAAGAAAAGGCAAATAAGGTCAGATTATGGTAGAAGAGGATAGAATACTTTGGAAAGCCTTTTTAGAAAGAGAAAGACAGCATGAGATAGACAGGCAAGAGATTGAGCTTATAGCTAGATTACATGCTGAATTATATAGACATAAATATGAAGAGCCTTGCACCTGCAATGGTAGTATATATCGAAAGTGGATTAGTGAGATAAATAAAATATATGAAGCCCAAAAAAGCGTTTAGAGCTTATTGTCATAAAATAGGCAATGATACTGAGAGTAGATTTAAGAAACTTTTAGAATCAAAAGGCTTTGAAGTAATTAAATCTTCAAGAAGTGAGGATATGTTCGACCACATAGACTTTTTTGTTAAAGGATATGGGATAGACGTAAAAGGCAATAGATATACTAATACAATCTGGCTAGAGATTCAAAATGTAAGAGGAGAGGATGGTTGGTTAAAAGGCAAAGCAAAATATATTGTCTTTGATATTATAGATTTACAGGAGTTTGTATTTTTCTACAGACAGGATTTGTTAGAATATGTACAACAATTTACAGAGACTACTGACAATAATAAAGAGCATTTAAAATGGTATTCGCGAACAAAATGGGATAGAAACGATAAAATTATCAAAGTAAAATACAAACATATAAAACATTTACAAATTAAAAATTATAGTTATGCCACTACCTTTAGTAAGACCAAATGAGAACAGAAAAGATTATATGCAACGTTGCATGAATGATAGAGTCATGATTATGGAATACAAAGACGCTAATCAAAGACTTGCTGTCTGCTCAAACATATATTCAAAAAAAAATAGTTAACATTTGTTTATATAATATTTTTTTGTATATTGCAATATAATTAATAACAAAAACTAAATATTATGAAAACACTTATAGACAAATTAGTAATCTTAGATGATTGTATAGTAACAGGTACTTTTAAATGGAGGTCAGAGATTGACCCTAATTGGAAGCCTAGAGTATGGAATGAGACCTTTCAATGTTGGACTAAAGATTATACAGGATTACTAAATGAAAAAAATAGATAATTTGAAAGAGATGCAGGTATGGAATGACTTGCATTTTTTGTCTAGTACAATCAAAAAACAATTAGAAAAAAGAGAGACTAAAAACCTTAAGAAACTTTCAAGCTCTATTATTAGAATCATATTTTATTTTCAAGAGTATTCTAACAATATTAAGCTGTATAAAAAAGCTATTTCAGAATACAGATTAGCTAAAAACAAAGCAATATTAAGAGCAAGAAACGCTGAGGAAACATTAAGAAAAATAAACAAATTATGATTCAATTATTAGATGGTAAAACCTTTGAGGAGAAAGACATACTAGAAAAAATGAAAGAGGACTCTTTTTACTATGGATATTTAGGTAAAACAGCTCTTAGCTCCTCATCAATTAAACTACTTTTAGACAGCCCTAAAAAGTACAAATATGTTACTGAATATGGTTCGCAAACTTCTCAAGGTCTTAGGGATGGATACTTGTTTCATACAGCAATACTAGAGCCTGATGTATTTGAGAATCAAATTTTTGTTGACGTACAATCAAAAAATACAAAGGCTTACAAATTAGCTAAAGAGGAGCATGGAGAAAAGGTTTTTACTATGAAAGAAAAAAAGGATGCTGAAAGATTAGCTGATGCTTTCTTAAGAAACGAATATGCTTTACAAATGATTACAGATTGTGAATTCGAAGTACCAGCAATTTCTACAATTGGAGGCTATCCATTTAGAGCCAAAGCTGATGTATTAGATTCTTATAGAATCGTTGATTTGAAAACTACAGCAGACTTAAAGGCGTTTCCTTATGCAGCTCGCAAATATGGATATGATGTACAGGTTTATATCTATTCAGAATTATTCAATAAATCATATAAAGAATTTAAATTTATAGCTATCGACAAAGGCTCACTAGATATTGGCATTTATGATGTTTCAGAGGATTTTTACAATTCAGGTAAGGACAAAGTAACCAAAGCCTTAGAAACTTTTAAGACGTTTTTTATTGATGGAGCTGATATAGATAGTTATTGTATAAAAAGTATATTATGAATATAGAAGCAAAAAAAATAGCAAACTACTTAAATGATATTTCAGGAGTAGATGTATTTGAAAATAAGAGAACAAGATACAACATAGAGGCAAGGTCATTATTAACCTTTATATTAAGAAATCATTTTGACATGACTTTCCACCAAATAAAAGAGTTTTATAGAAAAAATGGTAAAACCTACGACCATGCAACAGCTATTCATAGCTTAAAATCTTTTGAGGTACACAGAAAATATTCAAAGTTTTTAAATAAATGGCTAGATGATATACAGCATTTTTTGAAAGACAAAACCAACATAAGAAAGGGTTTACTAATAAACACCTTAGAAACTTTTGATGATATACAAATAAAAAAATTATATAAAGCAGTAAACAAAATAAAAGATGGAAAAAAACAAACAAAACAGAAAACAAATTCCTCTTTATAGGGGATTGATTAAATACTTTCCTGATGCACTTTGCGAGGTGGCTAGAGTTAGTTACATAGGAAGTAAACAACACCACCCAGATGAGGATATACACTGGGATAGAGAAAAGAGTCAAGATGACCTAGACGCTTTGATGAGGCATTTGATGGAAAATGGCATGCATGATATTGATGGAGTAAGACACTCTGCAAAAATAGCATGGAGAGCCTTAGCACACTTACAAAAGGAAATTGAGGGAGATAAATTTCACAGTGAACATTGGGAGGATAACATAATATCTGGGACAGAATGAATATAGATTTATTTGGAAATACAATAGAAAACAATCCCTTATTGCGAGATAAGTTTATAGAGCCTCCTTTTAGTATATTAGATACAAAAACTGGTAATTGGCAAAGAAGAAAAAAATTATGGAGAAAATTAGGAATTAAAAGCGAATTGGGCAGGTTTACAAAAGGCTCAAGTTCGTATGATAGTTTAAATAGAAAAAAATACAGCGAAAGTGTTTCAAAAATTGCTTCAGTAGGTAAAACTGCTTCTATATTTGATCCTGCCCTATGTGAAATTTTATACCATTGGTTTTGCCCAAAAGGTGGTGATATACTTGACCCATTTGCAGGTGGAAGTGTAAGAGGTATTGTTGCAAACTATATGGGCTATTTTTATACAGGAATTGAGCTAAGAGGTGAACAAGTAGAAAGTAATAGAAAACAAGCAATAGAAATACTTAAATTAAACAACCAACCTCAATGGTATGTAGGAGATAGTAATAAGGTTTTAGATGAATTAAATAAAGAATATGACTTTGTTTTTAGTTGTCCTCCTTACGCAAACCTTGAGGTATATAGTGAATTGGAGGGAGATATATCAAATATGAATTATAAAGATTTTCTTTTTGCCTATGAAAGTATTATTAGTAAAAGTTGTAAATTGCTCAAAGTAGGTGGATATGCTTGTTTTGTTGTAGGCGAGGTAAGAAATAAAAAAGGCGATTATATTGGTTTTGTACCTGATACTATAAGAGCTTTCAAAAAATGTGGTATGCATTTTTATAATGAAGCAATATTGCTCAATGCAGTAGGAAGTGGTAGTTTAAGAGCGAACAACCAAATGAAAAATAAAAAATTAGTTAAGATACATCAGAATGTATTAGTTTTTAAAAAATGAAACAAAAGAAATACACCACAATACAAAGAATAAAAAAATATCTCAAAGATTTATTTGAGGAATGGGAGGCAATAGAAAAAACTTATGACAAAGCTCAACATTTAGGTATTAACTTATATGCAAAACATTATGAAGCCAAAGAAGTACACAACAATTCAAAGAATAAAAAGACTAGAAAACATAGTAGCTCAGATATATCTAAGCCTAGAAACAATAAAAAAACATCTTGACAAAAAAAAAGATGAAAATAAATAATATATATTTAGGCAATGCAATAGAGCTGTCAAAACAAATACAAGATAATAGTATTGATTGTATTATAACATCCCCTCCATATTACAACTCGAGCCACAAATATCAAAGAGGAAATGGTTTCCATTATACAGCAGATGTAGGAGAGCCCTTGTATGTTATTGTTGATTTTTTCAAAGAAATAAAGCCAAAACTTAAAGAGGATGGCATAGTTTGCCTTAATTTAGGTTTTAGTTATGGAGAAACAGGCGTTATGCGACCTTTCGATATAATTAACAGATTGAGGGAAAAAGAAGGATATTTTATAAATGATATAATTATTTGGCATAAAAACAATCCTATACCTATGAATAAAAGATTGACAAATGCCATTGAGTACATATTTATTTTAAGCAAACATCCTATAGGAAAATATTATACTAATACATATACGCATAATGTCTGGAAGTTTCCTGTAGATAAAGGTGGTAGAAATCATAGCGCTGTATTTCCTATTACATTGCCTAAATTATGTTTAGAACACTTTACAAAAGAAAATGATTTAGTACTTGACCCTTTTATGGGTAGTGGTACCACAGCTTTGGCTTGTACAGAGATGAAGCGTAATTATATAGGTTTTGAAATTAACAAAGATTATATTGAAGTAGCAAATCAAAGAATTAACACATCTCAAAAAAAGTTATTTTAACGTTATATAATTGATTAATCAATCTTTTTCAATTATGGATAAAAGGAAATTCAATGGAGGCAAGCGAGAGGGTTCAGGCAGAAAAGCAAAAGCTGAGGAGATAGCACTTATAGAAAGACTCACACCACTTGAGCCTTTGGCTTTTGATGCTTTACAGAAAGGTTTACAAAAGGGAGATTTTAAATTTGTACAGCTATATTATAATTACGTTGCAGGGAGACCTAGAGAGACAAAAGATATTCACGTTAATGAAGATGTACCTTTATTTATTGATTAATGCAAATTAAAAAAACCTCAGCTCTTAATCAGCTTAGAGAACTTAAGAAAAGAATCAGAATCATAAGAGGAGGTAGCTCTGCAGGAAAAACATTTGCAATCATAGCAATACTGATTGACTATGCAATAGTAAACAAAGGCAAAGAAATCAGTATAGTGGCTGAGTCTATCCCTCATCTACGCAGAGGAGCTTTAAAAGACTTTCTAAACATCCTTAAGGGTCTTAATAGATATGATGATAGAAAGTTCAACAAAAGTACCTTAAAATACGAATTTAGCACAGGTAGTTACATAGAGTTTTTTAGCACTGATCAGCCTGATAAATTAAGAGGAGCTAGGAGAACAGACTTATTTATCAATGAGTGTAATAACATTAGCTTTGATTCATACCAACAACTAGCTGTTAGGACTTCTGGCAATATATGGCTAGACTATAATCCTGCTAATATCTTCTGGGTAGATAAGGAATTGATAGGACAGAAAGATGCTAATTTTATAACGCTAACTTACAAGGATAATGACAGCTTACCTAAATCAATAATCAACGAAATAGAAAAAGCAAAAACAAAAGCTAAGACCTCAACTTATTGGGCTAATTGGTGGAGGGTTTATGGCTTAGGTCAAATAGGTAGTTTAGAAGGTGTTTGTATTCCTGACTGGAAAACTATTGACATAATTCCAGAAGAGGCTAGATTGCTTTGCTCTGGCTTAGACTTTGGATATTCTGTTGACCCCTCAACAATCATAAGATTATACAAGTGGAATCATGCTTATATATTTGATGAGGTGCTTTATAGAAAAGGTATGTTAAATAGAGACCTCAGCTATTTTATAAGACAAAATCAAATCATTGAAAATATCTATGCTGATAGTGCTGAGCCTAAGTCTATACAAGAGCTAAGAAGCTATGGTCATAAAATATATCCTGTTACAAAAGGCAGAGATTCTGTAGTCTATGGAATCAATCTAATAAATCAAAATGAGATATATGTAACTTCTAAGTCAAAGAATCTAATAAGAGAACTACAGGGCTACATTTGGCAAAAGGATAAAGAAGGAAACAATCTACAAAAACCTACAGGCACACACCCTGATTGTATTGACGCTGCAAGATACGCTCTCATGATGCAACTAAAGAATCCTAACAGAGGGAATTATGCAATACAATAGTCTCTAAAACTTTCCATAATTACGTTATATAAATATGAAAGTAGATTTAGTTGTACCAAATAGTCTAGCTGATATAACTTTAGGACAATATCAAAAGTTTGTAAAAATATCAGAAAGCAATACAGATGAAAAATTTATATCTATAAAAATGCTTGAGATATTCTGCAAGTTGAAGCTAGAAACAATTATGACAATGAAAGCTACAAGCATTAAAACTGTAACAGCAACGCTAACAGAGATGTTCAATGCTAAGCAAGATTTAAAGCATATATTTAGAATGGATGGCATTCAATATGGATTTATTCCAAATTTAGAAGATATGACCTTTGGAGAGTATGTTGACCTTGATTCTAATATTTCTGATTTTCAAGAAATACATAAAGCAATGGCTGTATTATACAGACCTATCGAAAAGAAATTTAAAGGGCAATACACTATTAAGCCATACGAGGCAAAAGAGGCTGATTTTATGAAAGCTATGCCTATGGATGTTGTATTTGGGTCAATGATTTTTTTTTATCATTTAGGGAGCGACTTGTCAAAAGTTATGATGGATTATTTACAACAGGAGGAGAACAGGGAGCTACATACTCAACTATTGGAGCTTTCAGCGAAAAATGGGGTTGGTATCAATCAATTTTTGAACTCGCTCAAGGAGATGTTACACAGCTCGAAGATATCGTTAAATTAAATGTACATCAATGTCTTTATGCTTTAACTTATATGAAAGAAAGAGCTGAGGCAGAAAATACATATATGAAAAGTAAAATAAGAAAATGACAGAATTTATAAATCATGTTTTTGGATTATGTGGAGAGCCTCATCTCAACGTATTTACATGTATTATAATTATAGGATTTATAGTATTTACATTTAGAAAAAAAATAGCAAATGAGTAATCAAGGAGTAAGAGGATTTTATCAAATTACAGACACACTAAAAACTAATCTACTTTTAGATGAAAATGTAAACACAGTAACAACAGGAGATATTTTTGATATTGATTTAGAAAAGCAAACAATCTTTCCATTATCTCATATAGTTGTAAACTCAGTCGAGATACAAGAGCAGGCTTTGTCTTTTAACATTACAGTTATGTGCATGGATATTGTAGATGTATCAAAGGATGAAACAACAGATATATTTATAGGCAATAATAATGAACAAGATATACTAAACACTCAGCTAGCTGTAGCAAATAAACTAATAGCAATACTAAGCAAAGGAACTTTATACAGAGATAAATACCAGCTTGAGGGTACAGCTTCTTGTGAGTTTTTTTATGAAAGATTTGAAAACCAATTAGCAGGAGTGGCTTGTACTTTTGATGTATTGGTACAAAATGATATAAATTCATGCAGTTAAAAGAAACTAAAAAAGAGTTAGAAAAGTTTGCAAAATTTGTAATTAAACAGGCTAGAACAAACCTATCTAAACGTAAGAAAATATCAACAGGTAAATTATACAAATCCTTAGGATTCAAAACCATGCAAGGAAACAGAGGTGTGAATGTATTTTTTACTATGGAGGATTATGGTACTTTTCAAGATTTAGGAGTAAGTGGTAAAAAAAGAAAATATAAAACACCTTATAGATATAAGTCTAAAATGCCACCTTCTAGCGCTTTTAGTGGATGGGTAGTTAGAAAAGGATTGAAAGGTGTAAGAGATGAAAAGGGTAGATTTATCCCTAGAAAGAGTTTACAGTTTTTGATTGCAAGGTCAATATTTAGAGATGGTATAAAACCCTCTTTATTTTTTACTAGACCTTTTGATTTAGGATTCAGAAAACTGCCTGAAAAATTACAAGATAAATTTGGAATAGACTTAGAAAATTTAATAGAAACAGATGGCTAATATATTATTAAGAAGTCCCTATTATGTAACAGCTACTACAGCTTCTCATTTATCAGCTCAACTAGCTTTGACGATTGATGGGACTTTACGATACACAATACTAAAAAACGCAACAAATAATAGAACAGTATTTGAGATAGCAACGCTAGTAAGAGATTATGTAGATATAACTTTTGCAGGTACAACAATAGTTGCTGACACAGTTGCAATATCTTATGTACTTACAACCTTTACAGCTGTAGATGGTGGAGGCACAGGCACAGCTCAAAGTGCTGTAACTCACACAGGTTTTGATGGCTATTCTAAATTTGAGCAAGGAGCAAACTTTGAACTAGCTACGACTCAAGACCCTACCTATGTTGGAGATTGTGGAGGAGATGGCACAATATACGCTCCTGATAATACAGCTGGAAAGCTCATAGGATTTTCAGATGATGCAACCCCTGTTGCGAGTGTTTTTAGTTATTCTACCTCTGCAACTTCAATAGATACTCCAGCTAGAACTTACAATATCATCAGAGTTTGTAATCCAAAATACAACAATGTAAAAATGGTTTATCTAAATAGATTTGGTCAGTTTCAGGAGTTTTATTTCTTTCTAAAAAATACAGAATCATTTACTGTAAAATCAGAAAAATTTAAGCGTAATATATTTACATCCTCCTCATCTAATTATAGCATATACGACCATCAGGATAAGGTGTTTAATAAAAATGGTAGAACTAGGGTTACACTAAACACAGAATATATTATAGAGTGTTACAATGAAGTCATACAAGATATATTATTAAGCGAGTATCTTTGGATAGAGTTTACTCAAGCGAATGACGCTAAAACTTGGAGACCTTGTAGTATCGTAACAAACTCTCTTACATTCAAAACGTCAGTAAATGACAGGCTTACACAATATACAATACAAGTAGAATACACCAACGAAATAATAAATAATATTATTTAATGAAGCGTGAAGTACAATTATTTATTTCAGATACTAGAGTTGACTTATTTAAAGATGAGACAATCTCCATAACAGACACTATTCAAAATGTATCTGACATAAGCAAAATATTTACACCTTTCTCAAAACAATTTAACCTACCTGCCTCACAAACCAACAATAAACTATTCAAGCATTATTATAATTTTGATATACAAGATGGATTTGATGCTAGATTTACAGTATCTGCAAGAATAGAAATCAATCATGCACCATTCAAAAATGGTAAGTTGAGGCTAAGTGGTGTTACAATGAAAAACAATTTGCCTCATACATACAAGGTAGTTTTTTTTGGCGAACCAAATGACATCAAAGATATTTTTGCTGATGAGGATTTAAGCTCTCTAAATGGTCTTTCTACTTATGATATATCTTATGCTACATCTGACTTTTTAAATGCTTTTAAAACAGGCTTACAAAGCGCAGGAGTAGATGCTACAAATACATCAAATAGAAATATAGTAGTGCCTTTGATTTCGCTAAACACTTATTATACTTATGATTCAGGTACAAATAGACTTGACAATGTAAACTTTACAGATTTGAGAAAACAGTTAAAACCTGCAATCAAAGTAAAGAGAATCATTGAAGCTATTGAAACTCAATACTCAGTAAATTTTAATATGACAGACCTACACTCTGACAGCTTGATACTTGCAGAGAATGACGATCAGATTACAGATGAGCAAGGTAATGAGCTAGTAACAGAGGATGCCTCAGCAGAGTTTCAAAGTTTCTTTGGGTCTGATATGTTTGATGAGTTGTATTTATGGCTACACAGAGAATCAAGTCCTGTAACAGAGCCAGAGGCTACGACAGAGACTTTTGGTGTAGATGAAACTACTAGAAGTATAAAGCTAGGATTTTCTGATTTTACCTATGTAACAGGGGGTAGTGGAGATACTCTTACAGCTAATAAACTTGTAGTAAACAAAGGCGAGACTTTTGGAATCAGGCTAGTACTCGACCCAAATCAAACAAACAATACAGGAGAAATAATTGTAAAAGACAAAACAACAAATGAATTATTATTTTACAGAGATTCTGTTGCTTTCAATAACAGCTCTAACCTATCAGCTCCTATTGTAGATTTAACAAGTGGAGAACTTGATTCTAGGACTTATGATTTAGAGTTTAGAATCAATTGTCAAATAGGTGTAACATTCGCAGCCTTGAATCCTGCCTTAGTAATTACAAAGGACAGCACAACTCAGTTTGAGTATTCAAATAGTGGATTCAGTTTAGGTTCAAATATTTTTATACAAGATTATTTGCCTCAAATGAAAGTTATTGATTTCTTGACAGGTTTGTTTAAAATGTTTAATCTAGTTGCTTACAAAAAATCAATACAATCAGAAACTATTAGAGACGCTTTTGTAGATACAATCATGGTGCAAACTTTTGATGATTTCATGACTCAAGGCGTATCAAGAGATATTACAGAATATGTAAATATTAATCAGTCTAACATAGACAGACCTGTCCCTTACAATCAAGTCAATTTTGAGTTCTCTCCAGCAGTAACACAAACTAGCATACGATTTAGAAATCAATTTGCTCAAGCATTTGGAGATTTAAAATATTCAGCTCCTGAAAAATATGATGGTAAAAGTTTTGACCAGATTGTACCTTTTGAGAGAAGCGTATTAATAAATCTTATAGACTCATCTGGAGACGTTACAAATAATATTTTAGGATGGTGGGTAGATGATTCAGGTAATACAATTCTAGGCGCACCATTTTTATTTTTTAACAGAGTCATAACTAACACTACATATCCTGTTACAGCTACAAGTATAACTACTTACAATGCGCCCTCAAGTGTTTCTAGTGATAGTAACCATACGCTTAATTTCAATGCTGAGTATGACGAATTTGCAAGAGAGGTAAATCTTAATAGTTTGTTTAGTAGATTTTATCAACAGTACATTGTGCAAACATTTAATAAAAATACTAGAATCGTAAAAGTAAAAGCAAAACTGCCTGTAAGTTTTATTTTAAATTACAGCGTAAATGATACAATAGTAATAGGAGACCAGAGCTATTATATAAACAGTATAAAAATAAATCTTAATTCTGGAGATTCTGACTTAGATTTAATCGTAAAAAAACAATCATATACTAACAGCGTACTAACATGATAAAAGATATAATTGAGTTATTGCCTTTAGCGACAGGCGAAACAGAAAATATAAGAATAGCAAAGGGAAAATATAAGCTCCCTGAAACATTTAAAGAGGGTTACAAAAAATTTAAAAATGAGATAAAATGGCAAAAAAAGTAACAGTTCAATTACAAACAGTAGGAGCAGACTCTGCTGTAAAAGATATTGAAAAGGTTAATGGCAGTTTAGACAAACTAAACACAAACCAGAAACAAACTACGAAAAGCTCTGAAACACTTACAACTAGAGTGTCAGAAAATGGAGGAGCTATGGGTCTCTTGAATCAGCTTACAGGAGGTATGGCTCAAACTTTTAAAGATGCTGGAGAGGCTGTAGGTTTAACCAGCAAAAGTCTTAAAGGACTTAAAGGTGCTATACTAGCAACAGGTATAGGTCTTCTAGTAATAGGTTTATCAGCTCTTATAGCAAACTTCAGAGAGGTTAAAATATTTTTAGGTATAATAAACCCTCAACAGGAGAGATTCAACGAAGTTATGGAGGAGGCAAATGTTGCTGCAGTTGATGCAGCGAGAGGTCTTGAAACATTGAGAGATATTGTACTAGATACCTCAAGAAGTGAGGAAGTTAGAAACGAAGCACTTAGACAATTATCAGGCACAGTAACTGAGCTGAATGGATTGACCATAGATAGTGCTGGAGCCTTAGACCAAGTTACAGCCTCAACAGGTCCTTATATTACTGCGACTATGGCTAGAGCTAAGGCAGATGCTTTTGCAAAAATAGTAGCTGAGGAGGAGGCAAAATTAGTAAAACAAAGAATAGCTAATGAAGCTGAATTAGGCGAATTATTCCAAAAAAGATTTGACCTTGAGGCAGGAAATTTATATGGAAAAGAAAGAAAATTAGCTGGCACAAATGCACAAATAGAAAAACTTACTAATAGCTATGGAGAGCAAGAAGCTATTATCAGTGGTTTAAAAGATGTATTTCAAGATTTGACAGCAGAGGCTCTTGAGGCAGAGGCTGCTCTCAACAGCACAGAGAAAAAAGTTAAGAAAACAGGAAGCTCTAGCGAAACGACAGAACAAAAAGCTGCTAAGATGGCTCGTGCTTTGGAGGAGATTAGAAAAGGTACAATCATAGGACCTCAGGAGGAGAGAGACGAACAGATAAATCAAATCAACGCACACTACGACAAATTACTCGAAAACGCTAAACTATATTTGGAGGAGGATTCAGAGGTATTCGTGCAGTTAACAACAGCTAGAGATAAAAAGATTTCAGATTTAAGACAGAAATTTGCAGATGAGGATGCAGCAGCAGCAGATGCAGAATTACAAAAGAAAATACAAAAAAAGATTGAAGCAAATACTCTAGAAACTTCAGATGAGGTAGCAAGAAGAGAGAGATTACTAGCTGCAAAACAATTTGATTTGTCTCTTGAGGAGGACCCCATGAAAAAAATAGAAATAGAAAGGGAGATACTCGAGCTAGAGAAAGAGCTAGCACTAGAAAGAGTTAACTTTGAAATTGAGACATTTGAAGAAGGTACTCAAGCTCACACAGATGCTGTAAATAGAAAAATAGCTCTTGAAGAAAAATTTTCAAGACAAAGCACTAAATTGACTGATGATACAAGAAAGACAGAAACTGCAATCAATAAAAAAGGAGCGAAAGAGAGAGAAGAAGCTATACAAGAAGCATTTAAAAATATTACTTCCATTGTAGGAGCTTCAAGTAAATTTGGTAAAGGTATTTCAGCAGCTAACGCTATAAGAAGTACTTATGCAGGTGCAACAAAAGCTTTAGAGCAAGGTGGTATATTTGGGTTTATACAGGCAGCTGCAATTATAGCCTCTGGTTTTAAAAATGTAAAAAGTATTTTAGCAACTGAAGACCCAGCACCTCCAGCAGAATTAGGAGCCTCCACTCCAGCAGGTGGAGCTGAGCCTACTGTACCACCAACCCCAGAGGCACAATCACTACCTCCTACATTTACAACAGTAGGAGCAAGTGGTATCAATCAAATAGCTGATGTATTAGGAGAGTCAAAACCTCAAAGAGCCTTTGTAGTTAGTGGAGATGTAAGCACAGCTCAAGAGCTTGAGAGAAACATTGTTCAATCAGCTAGTTTAGGATAAACAAAATACAAATGATAGACGTTATATAAATATGAAAATAGTAGAACTAATTTTAGGAGATGATGAGTTAACAGGAATTGAAGCAATTTCAATCGTAGAAAATCCAGCAATTGAAGAGGATTTTATAGCTCTTAAAAATGAAATAGTTAAACTTGCAGAAGTTGACAAAGAAAAAAGAATCTTGATAGGAGCTTTGTTAATTCCTAATAAACCTATTTTCAGAAAAAAAGGAGATGAAAGTTATTATATTTACTTTTCAAAAGAAACAGTAGAGAAAGCCTCACAATTATATCTTACAAAAGGCAATCAATCAAAAGCTACGTTAGAACATCAACACTCAATAAATGGTTTAACTTTAGTTGAATCATGGCTAGTTGAGGATGATGTACACGATAAATCCAGAAAGTATGGATTAAGTGTGCCTGTTGGTACGTGGATGGGTACAGTCAAAGTAAACAATGAGGACATATGGAATAACTATGTAAAAACAGGAAAGGTCAAAGGGTTTTCTATTGAAGGTTACTTTGCAGATAAAATGGAAAGACCTAAAGAGCCTGTAAATGATTTTGAGGATATTGAAGAGGCAGAAGCCTTAGAAATGCTTTCTGTAATTCGTAGTATAATCAACTATGATAAAAGATTGAAGAGTGGCAAAAGAAGAGAATTAGAATCTTACACAGATTATCCTGATGCTGTAAAAAACAATGCTAAAAAAGGTATTGAACTAAACGAAAAGGTAAACAATAAGTGTGCTACTCAGGTTGGTAAGATACGAGCTAAACAACTTGCTCAAGGACAGCCTATATCAAAAGAGACAATCAAAAGAATGTACTCCTTTTTAAGTAGAGCTGAGGAGTATTACGATGAAAGTGATAGTGAAGCCTGTGGTACTATAAGCTATTTACTTTGGGGTGGCAAAGCTGGTAAGAGATATGCAGAAAAAAAGCTAAGAGAATTTGGAGAGCTTGAACTAGCTTCAATGGTAGTAGATGATGAGTTCGCAATCATTGATGACAGACTAGCCTACTCTACTCAAGAGAAAGCTGAAGAGATGGCAAAGAATATAGGCTGTCAAGGATTTCACACTCATGAGCTTGAGGGCAAAACATGGTATATGCCATGCGAGTTTCACGTCAAAGAAGAGATGAAAAAATGTCCTAAGGGTTTTAAAAAAGTTTATGGTAAGTGTGTTAAGATGGCAGAAGTTGGACCAAGAGGAGGTATCAGAAAATCCCCTAAGGCTCCAAAATCAGGCACACCAAATCCAAAACCAAAAGGCAAAGGCACAGCCAAAGGAGATGCCTCAACAGGCAGAGGTGCTAAGGTATCAAAAAAAGATGAAGCAACTCTACAAAAGAAATCTGATGATTTCAACGAAAGATATAAAAAGAAACTAGGATATGGGGTTACAGTAGGTAAGCTCAAGGCAGTATTCCAAAGGGGATTAGGAGCTTTCAATGTCTCTCACAGTCCACGTATAAAATCCCCATCTGCTTGGGCTTTTGCTAGAGTAAATGCGTTTCTTTATTTAGTAAAGAATGGCAGACCTCAAAACAAAAAATATACAGGAGATAATGATTTACTCCCTAAAGGACATCCTAAAAATAAATAGGTATGCCTCGCAAGGTTGTAAATGTTTTTAGAAAAAATAAAAGAAAATCACATCCTCACTCAAAAAATGCAAGTGATGGTCAGAATGGTTTTAAAAAAAAATATAAAGGTCAAGGAAGATGAAAAAAACTTTTAAAACACCTAGTAAAACAAGTCCAAAGGGAGGCAGAAGAGCTTGTCTATGTGATGATAAAGAAACGTATTCAATCAAATGCTGTAAAGGCAATATCATGAATCAAGGTATTGGCAGTATTTGAAAATACAAATAGTAATTATTAATCGTTATAAGAAATATATATTAACATGAAATCAACACAAATTTTAGAAAAAATCAAAACCTTTTTAGGAGAGGAAACTTCTGATGAGGTATTAGTAGAGTTAGCTCAGGCTAAGCTCGAAAATGGAACAGTTTTAGAAGCTGAGGCTTTTGAAGCTGGTAAAGAAATTTTTATTGTATCTGAGGATGATAGAGTAGCTGTCCCTGTAGGAGAGTACATGATGGAGGATGGTAGAAAACTTATTGTCAAAGAAGAGGGAATCATTGGAGAAATCAAAGCAAAAGAAGAAGAGCCATCTGTAAAAGAAGAGGATAGAACTGATGCTAAATTAGAAGAGGAAAAAAAAGAAGAAAAGGAAGACATGAAAAAATATGTTAGAAAAGAAGAGTTCCAGACAGCTATTGATGAAATCAAAGATATGATAAACAAACTTCAAGAAGAGAAAGAAGAGAAGAAAGAAGAGATGAGCCAGAAGCTAAGCGCAGCTCCAGCATCAGCTCCTATCACTCACAATCCTGAAGTTAGAAGTAATACTAAGGTTCAATTTGGAACAAACAGAAGAGAAACGACCTTAGATAGAGTAATGAAAAAATTAACAAATAATTAAAATTAAATAAAATGCCAAATCCAACAATTACAGCAAGTAGTTATGCAGGAGAATTTGCAGGCAAATATATTGCAGCAAGTTTATTAACAGCAAAAACTTTAGATGATGCTGCTATAACTATTTTGCCAAATGTAAAATTTAAGGCTGCTATGAAAGTAGGAGCTTTTTCAAATCTAGTAAGAAGTGCTGATTGTGATTTTGATTCAACGACATCTGGACTTACACTTACAGAAAAGGTTATAACTCCTACTGAGTTACAAGTAAACCTACAAATATGTAAAAAAGAATTACACGCAGACTGGGAAGCTGCTCAAATGGGCTTTAGTGCTTTCGATAGTTTACCTCCTTTGTTCTCTGACTTTGTTATCGCTAGAGTAGCAGCAGAGGTTGCAAGTGCAACTGAAACTTCTATTTGGGATGGTGCTGCAGGCGAGGGAAATTTTGATGGCTTTAGAGCTTTAGCTTTAGCTGATGGTACTGTAAATGATGTTACAGGTGCTGATGCAGGAGCAGTTACAGCTTCAAATGTAGTCGAAAAATTAGGAAACATTGTAGATGCTATTCCAAGTGGTGTTTATGGTGCTGATGATTTATACATCTATTTATCTCAAAATATGTTTAAGGCTTATGTAAGAGCTTTAGGTGGTTTTGGAGCTAATGGTCTAGGTGCTGCTGGTGTTAACAATCAAGGTACAAACTTCTACAATGGAGGAGAGTTAATGTTTGATGGAGTAAAACTATATCCATCTTCAGGATTTAGAGACAACTGTGCAATTGCAGCAAGAGCTTCAAACTTATACTTTGGTACTGGTTTATTAAATGACAGAAACGAAGTCAAAGTTATTGATATGTCAGATATTGATGGCTCTCAAAATGTAAGAGTAGTCATGAGATATACAGCAGGAGTTCAGATAGGAGTAGGTGCAGACGTTGTACTTTACGACTAAGAGAAATAATTAACTAATCAAAGGGGAGGTTAACCCTCCCTTTTAAATAAATAAATAATATGGCTTGTATATTAACAAAAGGTAGAGCTTTACCATGTAAGAGTGGAGTAGGTGGCTTAAAAGCTGTTTTCTTTGTAGATTTTGGAGGCTTAGGAGATTTAACAAAATCAGCAGGAGAAGTATCAGCTTTTGGAGGCAGTCCAACACTTATGAAATTCGATATTAAAGGTAATTCAACTCTCGATACAACTGTAACCTCATCAAGAGAAAATGGTACAACTTTTTATTCATCTAGCCTAGTTCTAAATTTGACGTTTCAGGAAAAGCAAACATCAGAAGAAATTAAACTTCTTGCTATTGCTAGACCTCAAATTATAGTTCAAGATTACAACGAAAATTTCTTTTTATTAGGAGAGATTCATGGGTGTGAGCTTGAATCTGGTACATTTAGTTCTGGAGCTGGAATGGGTGATATGTCTGGGTACTCGTTGACATTTACAACAGCAGAGACTGACCCTCCATTATACGTTCAGAAATCTGTCATGGATGCTGCTAGTGAGGGTACACAAATAACACCTAACTAAAAATAAATTAGTATATTTACAATACACTTTTAATTTTTCATAATAAGAGTTAGTTTTGTTTTTGAGGGGATAGATTTTTTTCTATCCCTTTTTTTTTGTATATTGCTCAAGAGTAGTAAATAAGTTTTTTCATTTGGGAAAGGAGTCTGTAAATACAGGCTCTTTTTTTTGTACAAAAAATAAACTATTAACGTTATATAAGTATGATACGTCTGACTACATCTTCCTCAGCACAAACTTTAAAGATAATACCTAGAAGTTATGCGAGTTCAGTAAGTATGATTCTTAGAGATGATTCTACAAATACCTCTACTACATATACTAGCATAAGCACCTCTACAGACAAAAATTATCTTGTAATTTCACAGGCTTTAAATCCTGTTTTAGTGGAGGGCAGGTTTTATGATTTAACAATTAAAGAGGGTAGTAATATAATCTACAAAGACAAAATATTCTGTACAGACCAGACTATCTCTGATTACAGCATAAATAGTGGAGAGTACACAATACCAACAGGAGATGATAAGTTTGACAATGACTACATAATTATATGAAAAAAAGAAATAAATTAGGGCAGTTTGTAAAACAATCAAAATCTGATTTGAGTATTGTCAACTTAAGTAGTTATACCTCGCCTCAAATTAAAGAAGTTGCTAGTAAAGAGTTTGTAAGCTATGGAGAAGACAATAACTATTTTCAATATCTTATTGACAGATACAATGGCAGTCCCTCAAATAATGCTATCATAAATGGTGTTAGTGAGATGATTTATGGCAAAGGCTTAGATGCTACTGATTCAAGCGCAAAGCCTGAACAATATGCACAAATGAAATCTTTATTCAACAAAGATTGTACTCGTAAACTTTGTTATGATTTAAAACTTATGGGTCAATGTGCAATACAAGTAATTTATTCTCAAGATAGAGAAAAGGTTGTACAATTAGAACACATTCCTATAGAAACGCTAAGAGCTGAAAAGTGTGATGACAAAGGCGAAATAAACGCTTATTATTATTTTAACGACTGGAGCAAGTATAAGCGAGGAAATATTTTAAAACGTATTCCAGCATTTGGAAAGTCTAATGAGGGCTTAGAGATACTTTATATTAAGCCATACAGGGCAGGATTCAAGTATTACTCACCTGTAGATTATCAAGGTGGCATACAATACGCTGAACTAGAAGAAGAAATATCCAACTATCATCTAAACAACATAAAGCAAGGTCTAGCACCTAGCATGTTAATTAATTTTTCAAATGGTACTCCAGACCCACAGCAAAGGGAAATGATAGAAAGGCGTATCTATGATAAGTTTTCTGGTAGCTCTAATGCAGGTAAATTTATACTAGCTTTTAATGACAATCCAGAAAATGCTGCAACTATAGAGCCTATACAGTTATCAGATGCTCATAATCAATATCAGTTTTTGAGTGATGAAAGCTCTAAAAATATTATGGTATCTCACAGAGTTGTAAGTCCTTTGCTATTTGGTATTAAGGATAATACAGGTCTAGGGAACAATGCAGATGAGTTAAAAACAGCTTCTATTCTGTTCGACAATCTAGTAATTAAAGGATTCCAAAATTTATTGATTGAGGCTTTTGAAGATATACTAGCATATAATAAAATATCTTTGCATTTATATTTTAAAACTTTACAGCCTCTCGAGTTTACTGATTTGTCAAATGTAACAGACAAAGAAACAAGAGAAGAGGAGACAGGTGTAAAACTGTGTTCGCATGAATTATCAAAAGAAGATTTATCTGATGAGGAGTTTGATGTCATACTAGATGAGCTAAGAGGTAAAAAAATGTCAGAGGAATGGGATGAAGTAGAATCAAGAGAATACAGCGAGGATAATGAAAGCATTGAGGAATGGGCTACAAAGAATATAGCAACTAACGAAACAGAATTATCTGTATCTATAGGCTCCAAAAAAAGTGGATTTAGCTATCTTGATAAATCATTTTATAAAGTTAGATACAGATACTCAGAAAAGTATTCATCAGGAAACTCAAGACTATTTTGTAGAATCATGATGAATAGGTCAAGGAATGGGGTTGTTTATAGAATAGAGGACATTGACAAAGCGAGTGCAGCAGGTGTTAATAGGTCATTTGGGCATAAGGGTCAACCATATGATTTGTTCAGGTTTAAGGGAGGGGTTAATTGTGGTCATTTTTTTGAAGAGGTTTTATATAGGTTGAAATCAAAAACTTATAAAAAAGTAATTCAAAATTATGATATAGTAGATAGTATCCCAAAATCATTTTTACCAACACCAAGAGGCTATAAAGATGCTAGAACAGCTCCTAAGGATATGCCTAGACAAGGAAGAAAAAAATAAAATATGGCAACAGTATTATTTATATCGAGAACAGACTTAATAAAAAATAGTATCATTGATGGTAATGTAGATACAGATAAATTTATACAATTTATTAAAGTAGCTCAAGAAATAGAAATACGAAATTATCTAGGTAGCAAGTTATATGATAAAATAGTCTCTGATATTTCTGGTAGTGGCTTGACAGGAAACTATCAAACGCTTGTAAATGTTTATGTACAGCCTATGTTGATTTGGTTTGCACAGGCAGAGTATTATCCCTATGCTGCCTATCAATTGAAACAAGGAGGTTTATTCAAACATACCTCAGAAAATGCAGAGCCAGTTGAAAAAACTGAGGTAGATTATTTAGTAGGTAAAGCTAGAGATACAGCTGAGTATTATACTCAAAGATTTTTAGATTACATATCTAACAACAGTAATTTGTTTCCTGAGTACAACGATAATTCAGGAGGGGATGTTTACCCTGATTCTGATGCTTTATTTAATGGATGGGTACTATGACATACAAACCAAAAGAAAAAAATATAACAAAACTAAAACAATATTTAAGTAAGTATTGGACTCAAAACAATACATATAATTTTAACGTAAAATATAAAAAGAAATAGTTATGCCATATGGAAAAATATATGATACATCAAATTTTGGCAATCCTGTCGAGAATGGATGGGGTGGTATTTATTATGACCTTACAGAATTTGAAATTTTAGCTGAGGATGGAAACTATTTATTAACAGAAGATAATAACAAAATAATTTTAGAATAATGAGTAACAAAAAATTTAGTGAATTTACAGAGCAAACAGATAATGCAAACGTAGGATTTGTTGCAGGTTTCAATGGTTCTACGAATGTTAGAATAAGCCCTGCAAATATTGTAAATAGTTCAAAGAAAACAATCACACCAAAAACAGGAGATGGTAGCATAGCTGCAACTGAAAGAAATCATATTATCACTTTTAACACAGCTGGCACAGCTAGACTTGATTTACCTGATTCTGGGGATGGCTCACAGGTAGGCATGAGTTATGAATTTATAACAACAATCAGCGCTTCATCTGGTACTCATACTGTAAAAAATGCAGACACTTCTAATGAGGTTTTCGTAGGCTCTGTTTTAGTAACAGATACAGGAAGTACAAAATCACAAATTTTCGAAACTGATGGGTCTGATAATTTTAGTAGAATAAATATGGCTGGAGATGGCACAGGAGGATTAAAAGGCACAAGACTTAAATTTACAAACCTTGCTGCTGATTTATGGTTTGTTGAGGGAGTCCTTATTGGCAGTGGCAATCCTGCAACACCATTTGCAACATCATAAAATATAAAACATGAAATATAAATTTAAAGATAGAGAACAAATGAGCCTTATGTATAACAGCATAAGCACACCTCACTCGCATGGGATTGTAGTTGATGGAAACTATTTAATTATAGAATGGGATGGAAAAGAGCCTGAGGGATGGAGTGAGTATCAATACAAGGATAAAAAAAGTAAAAAGTAATGGCTACTAAAATAAGCGAAGATACAAACGTACTACTTGACCTAAAAACAATAGGTATAATTATAGGAGGTGTACTAATGGTAGCTGGAACTTATTTTACGCTATCCTCATCAGTAGAAAAAAATTCAGAGGATATTGAAGCTATAAATCAAAATACTATCAATCCTGTTGAGTTCGATTATAAGGATAAATTGATACGCAGCACCATTGAAAAGATAGAGTCAGATGTATCAACTGTCAAAGATGATGTAAACGAAATAAAAGAGTCTCTTAGTAAGATTGACGAAAGACTTTATGAGATTCGTAAAAATTAATAAAATATGTGTGATTATTGCCCTTTTGCTGGGAACTGTGTGTTATGCACAAGCTAACATTGATGTCATTCAATACTCAGCAGAATTTGTAAAAGACAATGAAATTAGTTTAAAGAACTTTAAACAATATAATACAAAGGTTTTGTATATGTCTAAAGATTCAGACAGCTTTGTAGAAAACAAAGTAGAATACATTCCTACAATTATTTTATTTCATAATGGAGAAGAGGTGTTTAGAGTTGAGGCAGGTATAAGTTTGACCTTACCTAGTAATACTATACAACTAATTGATAATCAGATAGATAGCATATTAGAAAGTAAGTTTTAAATATGAATAGATTATATATTTTATTTTTTGTTATTTGTTTTAGCGTAAATGCTCAAGTAATTACTGATGATAAAAAAATAGATAATAAGATTACAAGAAAATACAAACTCAAAACTTTCTTAGATAAAACATATAAATCTATTTTTAAGTATGGTACGCTTTACATTGCAGGAGACGCTAGAAACTCTTACTTACAACAGCGTAAAGATTATTTTATAAGGACTGACCCTAACGACTTATATGCAGTACCAGAAGTCATAGATGAAACAATTTACTTTCCTTTTGATTATCGTTATGGCTTAGGACTTAGAAGATTAGCAAGATATGATTACGAAGTAAAACAGAATTACATTGATGGTACTGAAAACATGATAGGATTGTCTGCACCTACAGGAGCTGTCTCAGGTTTTGAGTATCTGTTTCATTTTGAAAAGGAAAGGAGAAGAGGGGATGTCTTTATTAATTCCAGATACTTTCTAAGACACACAGGCAAACACCATATAATAAAACTAGAACACAGAGAGCAAGGCAATGTAGATTTCAAATATCAATCAGCAGAATTAAGACTTCGATTGCCTATAAGCAAAAAACTTAGCATATCTGCTGGATTGATTGCAAGGACTCATCAGAAAGCCTATGGATACAATCCTATTGAAATCTGGTTAAACGAAACAACAACCTTTGTAGATGGTCAAGGAAACGAAATTGAATATCCTTTAAACGCATGGTACAGCTTAGGCTATTTATATGGATACACAGATGAACCAACTACTTATACAAATGACATTACAGGCGAATCATTTTTTGACTGGATTTGGAGAAATCCTCAAGGAGAGATTGTAGCTTATGGAGACAGGGATTTTAGAGATAGAGTATATGGTCAGTTAATGAACAGATACAATAATGAAATATGGGACACTTTACAGCCTTATGCTGAGGTAGCTCCCATTTTAGGATTTGACTTTTACCACTATAAAAATAAATTCTGGCTTCATAGTTATGCAAATTGGATTTTACCTCATCATTATTATTTCAAAGGAGATTCAGATTTTAACTACTTAAACAGAAACAATTGGGGAAAAGGTGGCTTAAGAGAAGATTCAACTCCTGAGCAATGGTCTGATTATCAGGCTGGAATTATAACAGGGTGGAGAATCAGTAAGACTTTAGGCATTTTTCTTGAAGGAGAATATACGAAGTTTTGGGATAGTGAACTATATAGAACTTCATTTGGAATTAATTTAAAATTATAATTATGTGGAATTTAACAAAACAATATTTAAAAGATATGTGGAATTACCTTTGGGGGTTAACTACTATTGATGAAAAGGCTTTAGCTGCAGTACAAGAATTCAAAACAAGATACAGACTAACAGCAGAAGAGCTTAAAGATGTAGCAAAAGCTATCAAAGAAGTAGGAAATCAAATAGGCGATATTGATGATGCAATCATGGGAAAAAAACGTAAAGGGAGAAAAAAGAATGAGAATAAGTAAACACATATCATATAGAGAAGCAACGCACAGCGCAACAGCTAAACGTAGGGGCTTAGACAACACGCCAAATCAAGAGCAATTAGAAAATATGTATAAAGTGGCTGAATTTATTTTTGAGCCTCTTAGATTGTTTGTAGGAGGTCCTATAAAGATAAATAGCTTTTTTAGGAGTGGAGAGGTAAATCAAGCAATAGGTGGTGCATATAAAATAATCAATGGGAAAAAAGTGCAGACTAGTCAACATTGTAAGGGTCAAGCAATCGATATTGATGATGTATTTGGGCATAAAACAAATGCAGAGATGTTTCAATATGTAAGAGAGAATTTAGATTTTGACCAGATGATTTGGGAATTTGGCTCAAGCAATAATCCTTCATGGATTCATATAAGCTATGTAAGTAAAGAAAAAAACAGAAACAGAATACTTAGAGCTGTTAAAAGAGATGGCAAAACTAAATATGAATTATTTTAATGGACTTTTCTATTATATTGCTTTTTCCAAATAGCTTTATAGTAGGTATAAATTGGTATCCTCCTAGCGAGAAGTATAATTATGAAGAGTTTAACTTATATCTACTTATAATACAATTCAAATTAAGATTATATGAAAAAAAAATTTAAATATACAACTATAGGAAAGCTATTACTAGGAGCTACAAGTATCATAAATCCTCATTTAGCTTCTGTCTTGGAGGGAGTTACAACTCCTCAAGATGCTATTGCAGAAATCACAAAATCATCAATCAGTCCAGATGATAAAATTAAATTACAGCAAATCATTTATGACCAGCAAAATAAAGAAATACAAGCTATTAGTGATAGATGGAAAGCTGACTCAATATCTGATTCATGGTTAAGTAAAAATGTAAGACCTTTAGTTTTGGTATGGTGTATTATTATATTTTCTTTAGCTGGTATTTTAGATAGCGTTGATAGTATTGGATTTCATATAAATGAGACGTGGAATGATACTTTTGAAAAAGTAATGATGGCTTGTATTCTAGCTTATTTTGGAGGCAGGACTGCTGAAAAATCTACAAATCTATTTAAAAAATAAATCTCCCCTTATATATAACGTACATATAAAAAATACTCTGTTGTTTAGTGTATGTAAAGTATATGTATATATATAGACGAAGTTATAATTTTTTTTTGTAATTTCAAAACATGCCTAGAAAAATCTCTCGTAAAAATTTAATCAAAAAATTAGATAAAATATTCAGCGAATACATTAGACAAAAATATGCTGATAAAAAAGGCTATGTAAAATGTTATACCTGCAATGTAAAAAAATTTTGGAGAGGAGAGGGTATGCAGGCAGGTCATATGATTTCGAGAAAGAGTAGGATTCTTAGATGGTCAGAATTAAATGTTAGACCACAATGTTATAGCTGCAATTGTCATTTTTATGGCAGGCAGCTAGAGTTCGCTTTGAATCTAAATAAAGAGTATGGATATGATATTGCAAATGAATTACTTATTGAAAGCAAAAAAATCATAAAACAAACAGACCATGACCTGATAGACTTAATAGATTTATATACACAAAAAATACAAGATTTAAAAAAAACTTATTAACAATAGTTTGTATTCTAAATATTTTTTATAACTTTAAAGAAAAATTATGAGATATAATCATAAAACGCCTCAAGATGAAGTAATACATTATTTAAAATTGAGGATAGAGAACTTAACAATAGAAAATAATAAACTTAAACAATTAAATTATGAAAGGAAAAGTAAAATACGTTGAAGATAAAGGCACTTATACAAATGCCTCTGGTACATTCAACAAATATCAAGTAACGTTTGATGATGGCAGAGCTTATCAGTTTTTAGCTAAAGGTCATTTTAAAAAGAATGTAGGAGACTTTGTAGAGTATGAGGTTACGAATGAGGAGTATAAAACAGCTAAGCTAAGCTATACACCTCAACCTATGCAATCTAATAAAGACCAGCTAATTATAAGACAGAGTATGTTAAAAGCATCTTGCGACTTTCATGCACACAGACCTCAATCTGATGTACATACAGTTTTAGCAGATGCTCAATTATTAATAGATTTTGTAAACAAATAGTCATGCCTATATACAATGAAACATTTGAAAGCTATCGCATAGAAGTAAAAAAAATTCAAAATGCTATGGGATTGCTTATAGAAAGAGGATATAAGATTATCGATTTAGAAAATAATATTATAGACAAAAACAGCGTGAGAAACGTTGGTTACAAAAGAGGTACAGATAAAGTATATATAAACAAAAATAACAATGAATAAAATGTCAGTAACAGGAAAAATAAAAAAGATAACAGATGTACAAGAGAAAGGTACATTTAGATTTAGAAAATTAATTTTAGAAACTCAGGAGAAAGAGGCTAAATATAATCAGACAATATGTATTGATTTTATAGCTAATAACTGTGGATTATTAGATGTATGGAAACAAGGAGACCTAGTTGAAGTACAATATAATCTAAGAGGTCGAGAGTGGACAAATCCAAAAGGAGAGGTTTTATATTTCACTACTTTGAATGGATGGAAAGTTAAACACTTTGAAGAGGTAAGCGTAACAGACCAAGCTCCAGATGTTGATGATGATTTTCCATTTTAAAATATAGGGGGGTTTTTTGACCCCCTTTTTTTATGCTAATAAACTACGACCAACATATCAATAAATTAAATGACTATCGAAAAGGCAAAATACAGAAAGCATACTCTTTAGGCAATACTGAATTTGACGAAGCGTTTAGACTTGTAAAAGGGCATTTATGTTTTATCTTAGGTCATAACAATGTAGGTAAGACTCATTTTACTTTTTATCTTATGCTTTTGTATGCAATCAAACATGGTATTAAGTATCTAGTTTTTTCGTCTGAGAATGACCCATATCAACTAATCAAAAAACAAATACAATTCATTCAGGGTAAACCTTTAAACAAGATTGAGGATTCTGATTATAAAAAGTCTTTAGAATTTGTAAAAGAGCATTTTCAGTTTGTAGATACAAATAGACAATATACTTATAAAGAGCTTTTACAATTAGCTGAATCAGTAAAAGAGGAATGGGATTACGATGTCTTACTTATTGACCCAATAAACTCTCTTAGAAAAGATTTAAGAAATACTAATGGCTATGAGTATAATTATGAACAGCTTACAGATATAAGAATATTTTGCAAAAAATATGATATTGCAGTGTGGATTTGCGCTCATGCAGTTACAGAGGCTCTGAGGCGTAAGCATGGAGCATCTCATGAAATGGCAGGTCAAGTACAGCCTCCTAGTGCTGGAGATTCAGAGGGTGGTGCTGTCAATAGCAATAGAGCTGATGAAATGATATGTATTCACAGGTACACATCCTGTCCAAATTCATGGATGTATACTAGAATGTACACGCTTAAGGTAAAAGAAATATCTTTAGGCTTCAAGCCTACAAGTTATGAAAGTCCTTTAATGTTTAAATCAGTTTTGAATAACGTAGGATTTGAGCTATCTGGTAAAAACTTAGTAACATACAAAACCAAAAAACAGCTAAAAGCATTATGACTACCCTTGAGAAACTTGCGAAAAAACATCAGGACTGGATAAGGATTGTTAGAAGTTTTGGCTGCAAAGGCTATCTCTGTGAGGACATTGTTCAAAGTGCATACATAAAAATCCATTATCTCTTAGAGAGAGGCTTAGATATTAATTACAATGATGGTATAAATTATTTTTATATGTATAGAGTTTTGAAATCATTGTTTTTAGATTTATGTAGAAAAGAGGCAAAGATACAAAAGGTAAATGTAGAATATCTTGAAAAGTATGTAGATGAAGAGGTCAAAACAGAATACAAAGATATACAGGGAAAGATGAGAAAGCTAAACAGCCTTTTAGATAAAATGTATTGGTATGATTCAAAGATATTTGATTTGATTTCAAATGGTATGAGTATTTCTGAATTATCAAAAAAGTCAGGAATCAGTTATTATTCGTTATATAATAGCTACAAGAATGTAAAAAATATAATTAAACAAAATATAGAATGGCATTAAGTTATAAAAAAACATACGAAAAACATCATAACATAAAAATACCAAAAGGTTTTGAAATACATCATATAGATGCAAACAGGAATAACAATAACATAGACAACTTAATTATGTTGCCTAAAGAATTTCATAGAGCATTACATAATTGGGTAGGTCTGATACCAAGACATCATATAGAAAAGCTGCTTGATTGGTATAAAAATCAAAACAGAAAATTTACACCAAAAGCATTAGGTTATTATTTGTCAGCAAAATTTAAGAAAAATAATACAGATAAAAAATTAGAAATAGCTTGTAA